GGTCAAGGTAAGCCCAATCGATCCGCCGATACCTTTTGATTTCATCGAAAATCACGCGGATTTCGAGGGCAAGGATCAGCCAAATAGTTGACGTGGTGGCACCACGAAACGCAAAAAACAAGGTCGGCACCAACAACAGCACCCACCCTAGACCGGTGACCATCAGTGCCACGCGTTCGAGCCACCAATGCCCGGTAGCAACAGCCACCGAACCAAGCACGCAGCCCAGGACCAACACAATTCCCACCGCAACCGACAGTACCGGCCCAATCTGTGCTGTCACAAGATTAGGCAAACCGCCGATCATGGCAAGGAAACCCGCTATCCCCGCCAACACATAACCCAGGAACTGAATGAAATTGATAAACGCGGGTTCCTTGAAAAAACTTATCGGACTCACTCGGCCACTCTCCTAGCCGTGGTGCGCGGTCGTACTGCCCAACCTGCCACAACTACAAGGATGATTGCCAAATACCCCTGGACCTCAGGGGGCACTTCGATACCGGCAAATTGTTTGAGCAACCATGCAATGAGGCCGGACAATGCTGCCCCTACACCGGCAGCGGTTGTAACAGGTCCAACCGATCTTTTGATGTGTTCCTGCTGTGCGGTGCCGTGTTCCATGATTGCCCCCAGTAGCAATGTGTTGGTTTATCGTTTGAATATTTCGATGAATGCGTTTCGGCTTTTGGCGGTGTCGAAATAGGCGTTGCCGTTGCGGAATGCTGTTCTTAGTAGTTGCACCATTTTATCGTTGTAGGATGTGAGTATTTTACCGTCTTTCATCCGTTCCGGCATGATGGTAAACAGTGTTTGTTGTTTGGGTAGTTTTTCCTGGATGAAATAGTAGGGTCCGTCCCAGTCAATCCAGACAGAGAACGTGCCGTTCTTTGTCTCTATGCTGTACGTGTATTTCGCTTTCGACGTTTTCAGCCCAATGAGGTTGTCGTTATTGTCCTGAAACTCGTTACCAATAGCATAATCAGCATACTCGGTATTTTGGATGAATTGCCCGAACCGTGTCCTGTACACCCCTTTCGCAAATTCCGCACTGTCGGCAAAATGACACACCACGAAACCGTTGTACTTGCGGACGAATTCGCCCACCTGATCCGGTTTGATATCGTATTCCAGGAAATACGGGTTCATGATGCTCACACTGTTGGCAAGGAACAGGACGCGGGTTTTATCTTTGGACCGGTCAACGGTGGAGAAAAAATTGGTAAACGCGGTTGCCTCATTTGGCAGGTAGTGGATGGTCCCTTTTTCGATGATGAATTCGTCGAAAATAATCATGGTGACTTTGGGGAAAGCAACGGATTTGAGGCTTTGCGCCGTGGACAGGGGAACAAACCACCCCATCGGAACCCAGTCACGTTGTTTCTTGCCCCGCGTCTCGGATGTTGCCATTTCAGCTTGAAACGCGTTGACCCTGAAATCATAGTTCGGGAATTCGTGCTCAATGTCTGCAAAGAAACTCGCCTTGGAGGTTTTCAGTTCATCCTTATAGCGGCGCAAATAAATAAACTGTTCACCCCGGCGCAGAAAATTTTTGATAACCTGCTTTTTCGCGCCATAGGTTTTACCCAAACCACGCGCACCCACCAAAAAATTATAGACACCGTTATAGCTAAAAAGGGTATCGAAATTATAGTACCTAAGACCTACCGAATCGATATCAACAACTGTGGCGGTCATGATTATGTCTCCATTAGGTAAGGGTCCGACGCTACTACTTTCATTCTACAAGCTGCGATGTAATTACCCGGCAAGGTACTTGCCCTAAATGGCTACACCGTTATTGCGTAGGATCGGGAGTGGATCGATGGGGTTTCCGTAGGGTGGGGGCCAGGGGTCGTTGGGGGTTCCGGCGTATGCCTCGAAATGTAGATGCTGACCGGATACGTTGCCGGTTGCACCCTCCACCCCTAGCTTGTGTCCCACGGGAACCTGTTGCCCTACGGAAACATTCAACGATCCGGCTTGTAGGTGGTAGAAGTTGAATGTGTAGGCGTTGTCCAGGGTGCGTCCTTTGACGTATTCCCCGGCACTCCACACGCCTGTGCCGTTGGGTTTCGCCACGGTGATAACCATTGCCGTCGGTGCCAACACGTCCCCCGGTGAACCGGCAGGGTGGGCAAGGTCAATGCCGTAATGAAAGGACGCCAACCCGTCAAAGGCGCGTGGCCCGAACGGGGATGTGAGCGTTGATCCTGGTAGGGGGTGGGTCCAGGTGTTCGGGGTTGGCGGGGGCGGGTCAACCGGGGGCGGGGGCGGGTCGGTGATGGTTGAGTCAACTTTGGGCATCCAGTAATCCCTGCCATTGGGGATGCATTCGAGCCGGTGCCCGTCTTTCCACTGAATAAACATCCGGTTACTCGTGGAATGGACGTAGGTGATTTGCCCCGCGTGCGGTACTTCCGTTATTCCATCGTCCACCGGGGGCGGGGGTGGTTCCACGCCTGACAGGTCACCCTCCACGATCAGGTCATGGGTTGTCTGGTAACGCACCCCGTATCGTCCCAACACCGGATGTGCGAGGCATGCGGCGTGGATTTGTTCGAGCGTTGCCGTGGTGTCCAGGGTTTGTACTACCTGGAGCGCGTAGGCCGGTGCCTGATGGTGCATGGAGAAAAAGTACAGGACCGTTTCGGTGTTCGCGTCGGGGTCGAAACCGTAACTGACCGCAACGTTCCGGTACACTTCCATGTCGTCTATCAGTTGATCGTTTTGGATCGCCTGATTGGCACTCAGTACGGGTTTGAGGGATTCTCCCTCAGCATAGGTGAGATATCGGAAATTCCAGAACGCATTGTTTGAGGGTACTTGGTAAAGCTGACCGGCGAGGGATGGGGCAACCTGATACCACGATCCAGGGTTTTCATCCCGCATACGCACAAGGATGGAGGCCGCACGCGTCCCGAACCACTGCACAACACCAACGGTAATCGGGTCATTGTAATTGATCGCCGCATAGTTTTGATTTGACTCAACAACACCGAGAATCTTAACGCCTAGCGCTTTCGCTTCATCGTTGTAAGTCATGGTGGATTCTTACAGGCTCAACCATTGCGTGCCGTCACTGACAAAACGCATGGTCGCCCATTGCGCCACGGTGACGCTTGCCGCCCCGTCAATGGTTTTCGAGGTTCCGGCACTGCTCACAGGGGTTGGTGTGGCATGGAGATTTTTCACGGTAATCCTGTTTTGCCATGCCACAACCGTTGTGGGGTCAGGCAAGGTGATGGTGCAGCTTGCCCCGTTGCAGATAATCGGCGCTATTTCCCCGTCCCTCACCGTGTAGGGACCGCCCTTGACCTGCCCTGAAATGTAGGTGTCGAGTGCCTTGTCTGTGATGGTGGTTGCCAGGGCAAGACCTTGACTGTTGATATCCACATACGTTTTTCCGGCTACACCGTAGCCGCGTATGTCCAGTTCGGCTGCGGTCAACCCGATGCAGTTCTGGATTGATACGGTATACGGCACGAGGGCATAGGTGCCGCGAACGTAGAGCGGTGGTTTCGGGGTGATTTGGTAGACGATGCGGCAGGAATCCAGGTGCAGATTGTCGCCCAGTGCGGCGGCGCTGGCAATGTTCGCCTTGCCTTGCATTGCTGCCTGGATCGTCCACAGTGCACCGTGCACGGTGAGGGCACCGCTGGTGGTGATGTTGAACAACTGTCCCGAACCCTCAGAACCCCACCCGTAGACGTTGACCTTGGCGCTGCTGTTTAGTTCCATGTCGATAGGGCACGCGTTGAATGACAGGTTGAAAGCGTTCAAGGTTGCTGAGGTTTTGACGCCTATCTCACATTCGTTGAAGAAAACATTCTTCAAGTCACCCCAAATTGATTGAGTGTTTGGCAGCGCTAACCCGGCAATTGCCGCTTTGCTGATAACCACATCATCAAAGGAGAATTGGTCATTGTTGGCATTCAACCCGCTGAAAATGATTCCGTAATCGCATGTTTTGGCGCTGGTTGTTTCCGGTGTTGACCACGGAAAACCACCAATGGCAACATGCCGCAATTTGATTTGTGAGTTGGTGCCCACCGCTGCACCGGTAATGGATTCAAAATCAAGGATCGCTGAGGGGCGATTGGTGACATTCCCCAGCAAAATCAGTTCCTGAAAACTGATATGCCGTGAATCCGTAATCTTGAACAGGGTTCCACCGGCTGCCCCGTCCCAGCGAATCGTGGAACCCTTGCCGGGACTCGCACTAAAGTTGGACGGGTTACCCACCCCCTCACCCTGGAACATCACAGCACGCCTATGGATCGTTACCGTTCCGGTGACGCGCACCGTACCGGGGATTCGGATGGTGACGGCGGGGACACCCTGGGTAGCGGCAACCGAGTTGATCGCTGCCTGGAGCGCGGCGGTATCGTCTGCGGTGCCGTTGCACACCGCACCGAAATCCCGAATATCAATCCACGGCAGTTGCTTACGCAGTGCAACACCGGTCACGCTTGTTTTATCGTCGATCAAACCGCCAACCGCTGAATCGTTGAGCGCGGCAAGTTCGGCCTCAACATCAGCCATGAACTGATTGAACAGGGTTTGCCACCCGGTTTTGGCGGTGTTGATATCTGCCTCAGCAGTGTCCATGCGGGTATCAACTGCGGTTTCGTGCGCCGCGATTGCGGCGTTGACGCTTGCCTGAAATGCTGCAATGGCGGCGTTGGTGCCGGTTTCAAACGCTTCTATTGCGGCGTCGATGGTGGTTTTGTATTCGGTAATGGTGTTTTCGGCATTTTCGATACCGGCGTTGAATTCTTCAATGATACGTTCCATTTCCCCGTCAAATTCGGGACGCAACGTGTCATTGATGTAATCACGCAGCAAATACAGGATTTCCAGATAGGTTACCCCGTCCCGGTAGGTAAACGGGGTGATGTTATTTATCGGGCCAATCCTAAAAGGGAAATCCGTAATAGCCATAACCGTAGCCTTGCCTTTCAGTGAATTCGTCCCCGTTTGACCATATCAGCATAAACAGCGATTCCAGTTCCTCAAGGATCATCATATCGATGTTCACCAACGTTTGACGATATTGAGCTATCAACACCGCCGAATGGCCCTGGAAACCGCTCGTTGTGGAGTCTACTGTGCCGTTTTGCGTGCCGGAATTCGTTTCCGTCGTTGTGCTAGCCGCGAGTGCATCGGATACCGAATCCTGGGCACTTGAGGCATAATCCCCGTCACCTGCCAACCGGGTTTGCGGGAAATCCGATGCAACCACCCTGGATTTCGCTCCACTGTTTGATTCGTTGGTGGAATTCCCTTCACCGGTTGTTTCCCCTTCACTTGTGGAAAGGTTCCGAATGTTGATGGTTTCCAGCGGATTCAAGTCAATATCAGACAAAACGTAGTGCTGATTGTACAGAGGCATAATAAGGTTCATTTTGCGCCGGTAGGCGAGTTTGAACAGTTCGATGGTTTCCTGCCCTATTTCCCTGTTCCAAAACCAATCCTTGATTGTCTGATCCAGGGTTTCCCGGTACGCCTCATTCCAAATCGGATATTCGGCATCCAACAATTCAGGATCAATCGTCAGAGCATCTTTCAATGTGATAGTAAACGTAGCCACATTACTCACCGCCCATGCTAAAAATTCCCACACTGGGGTCCAGTGCCAATTGGGGTGTTTCGGGGGTATCCAGGTTGAACCGTACCGAGACATTGAGCCGTTTGTACATGCGGTTGATTTGTTCGCATGCCTGGAGTCGTGCGTTCATGTTGATTGCCCGCGTTGCGGCTATTTGCTGATCGTTCGCTGAGACTTCATCGGCAACGAGCCTTTCCCGTTTTTCCTGATTGGCGTTGTTGATGCCTAACAGGGTCATGCATTCGTTCCATATTTTCACTTTGGCGATTTGCAGGTTCGGCAGCATTTCGGGATGCGGGGCAAGGTCCATCACGTCAATATCTTCCATGTTCAATTGCCGTGTACCGAAAACAACCTCTTGCCCTTCCATCATTTGCCTAACAAGGTTCACCCATGATTGACGCTGATCCTCAGTGGTGCGGATCACCTTTGTTTGCCGCATGTTCCTAGCACATATTTCTATGGTCCGGTCAATGTCGGCAAGTTTCTTGGAATACAGCATCACAATGTCCAGGTCCGGTGTCCGCAGATAATTGCTCCAAATGGGGACACAGTTCTTTGGACCCAGTGTTTTATTGATCATTGCCCCGCCGGTCACCGTGAAACTCGTCGGATTGTCGTACATATTCGTCCTACCCGCCCCCGATGCCCTCAACGTGAGATAGCGGTCAATGTCCTTATCCCAGTAGAACACTGCCAAGCCGTGATAAAACAATGTCAGTTCCAGGAATCGCTCGTCCACGGTATCGGGCAATCCAACCCATTTGAAACGGTTGGCACACAACTCTGTCAGCACCCGCATATACATGCGTTCGGTCAGCCATTGCTGATTGTTGACGGGGTTGTTCCGCTGCCCGCCGTTCAAATGCGGCTCATAATACTGAGTGTAAACAAGATCATTTTTCTTTTTAGGCATTGGATGCCACCCCATTCGTCAAAAGTGGGCGATGAAAGCAGTTACGCCGGACGCTAACCAATGCACTCATAACTGTATCCCTGCCACGATTGCGTTGTCTGCTATGTCAATGTTTCCTATGTCGGCGGGGTTGTTCCACACTGTTACGCCTTTTTCAAAGATTCCCCGTATGGCTTGTTTGAATGTTTCGGGGCATTGCGCGGCGGTGATGTAGGTTTCCCTCAGTTTCCAGTAGGTGAATTTAGTCATGACCATGAGGGATGCTGGCATGGTGCCGAACATGTTGATTTGGTAGCCGTACCGCAGCCAATATTCCCCGATGGTCCGCATGGCCCCGGCGTTGAGCATTTTGACTTTGATGTCGTAACCCCACTTATAGGTGGCGAGGTTGAACGCGTCCCCTCCCACCTGCCCCGCCGTGGTCGGTTGAATCAGGCGTGCGTCCTGCACCTTGGCATTGATCGCGGCTATTTGGTTTTGATAATCCCCGCGTGCCGCATAATCCGCATAATTCTTATTCGTGTCCCGAACGTATCCCTGTTGCTCCACCGTGGCCCGGTTGGAGGAACTAGACAGGTTGTTCGCAATACCTAGGGATTGATTGTTTTGGTTAACCTCAATCGCCCACGACGCAACCTGATTGGCTACCCCCGTCAATGCCCCGGTAGCCGCCCCCACCGGCCCACCCTTGGCACCCCCGGCAGCACCGGAAATACCCGAATTGATGGAACCCTGCAACGCCCTCCAGGACGCCGTTTCGTTGGCAAGGGATGTGTTTTGCGTGGCGGCGTTGATGCCTAGACGGTTCAACTGTTCGGACAGTTCCATCCCTGAGGTTGCCTGATCGTAGGACATTTGATTTCCGGTCAAGGCTCGTTGCTGTGACCATTCGGCGCTGGCATGCTGGAACGCTATGCCGTGGGTGTTCGCAGCCGCGTATTGGATGTACCCGTTGTTGACAAGGCTGAATGTGGGGAAATTGAAAATCCCGGTAGCCATATCATAGAATTCCCCACCGTCATTGATCGTCCCGTAATTGAAATCAATGTCAGGGTCCGCTCCGGGGTTCGCGGCGTTGTACCGGTACGGGTAGAACATGATCCTCGCACCGGACGATGCGAAATGCGGAACCTCCACCACTGTTGCGTGGGAGTCGGCCCAATTCTCAGGTTTCAGCACCAAAGGTGTTCCGGTGTAGGAGGTCATTTCCAGCACCGTATAGGGGAACACTTTGAATTTTTGCAGTAAGCCGTAGCGGTTGCCGTCACCCATCGGCAACTCGTTCCTCCAGTTGTTCCTCATGGGAACCTTGTTGCGGCGCAACTGTCCTGGATCGATTTCCCACACACTCACACCCTCAATGATCGTCGATACGGCTTGGATGCCGTATTCGGACATTTTGGGGATAGCGGTAATCGACACGATCCCCTGGGTGATCCAGGGGCGGTCGGAGAATGCTTCCATAAACTGCGTAAAATGATCCAGGTCAGAGAAAATATACATTTCCGCGCCGTTAGGCAAGTTTTCCAGTTGGGAACCCTTGGCAGAATGCAATTGCGGATTCTCAATCGTGCCGGGGTCGTCATTGAGGGAAACAGTGGACGTGACAAGGATCGAATAGTTTTCATCCCGAGCGCTGGCGATGGTGTGCTTGTACTGGGTGATGATTTGGTATTCCCCGCCGATGTCCAAACCCTCAGGTACGGTGAGATAGGTTCGCCCGTTGTCGGAAAACTGATTTTCGTTGGCAATACCGATGTGGCCGCGCTCGATAAAGCAGTTGCCGAATGTGACACCGTAGCCGAATGTCTGCCACACATCCAGTTGAATTTGCATTTCCGTGGTATTCGGTGCCACATACCGCACATCGGTAATGAAATAGTAAAAAGACCGGGGCATGTCCCCGGCAATCGGCTGTGCCGGGTTAGCGGCACGCAGATAGTTATATTTGAACGCCTGATTGAACGGCACATTGACGCGCACCGGCTGACCCACCTTGGCATACGTCATATTCTCAATGGTCACAATGGGACCGCTTTGAGTGGTCAAATACGTGTCCAAATCAGCCTGACCGTTGGCGAATTTTACAATGTCCCGGTAATCGGCATTCCAGGGAACATTGCACAAAGTCACAATTGTACCGTTTGACCATACCGCATAATTGAAATCTAAACCGGCTGTCGTGTCCGGCGGCAAATCATAAATACCACTTGTCATATCGGGTAATTCCTTTTACTCGAAAGGATTATTCGCTACGCTGCAATGACTTTTGATTGTCACATGCAATCGCCCACAAAGTCATTATGGCACAAACAAAACCCCCGAAGCCTCAAGGCAACGGGGGTTTTGTTTTTGATCGGTGCGCCACATGCACCGTAGCCACCGGGACTATACGAGTCCCGGTCAGGCTACAGTGACAGTGTACACCGGATCACCTGGAGCAGTGGGGACGCTGATCGTCGCCACGGTTCCGGCCTCATTGACAGTAATCTCAACATCGTTCGCCTCAGGTCCGGTGACCTCCACATCATCAGGGGTGATCGTGGCACCGGGGGCAAGGTCAACGGTGTAGGTAAACGTTCCGGCAGCGAACGCCGGGGACACTGCCACCCCGTCAACC